TTTTCTCCTGCTAATGTCATCCAAAAAGTAGACGAAAGTGGACAAATTACTGAGCCGCCATTTTCCTACGAAGGCACTGCTCGCAAGGCCCGTAAAACTGTTGCGCTTGTGTCATGGAACGATCCGAATGATCAATATAAATCCAAAATTGAATATGTGGAAGATCGTGATGGACTGGAGCGCTATGGCTATCACGAAACTGAAATTAGAGCATTTGGCACCACGTCTCAAGGGCAAGCACAGCGCATTGGACGTTGGGCCTTATTAAGTGACCAGCTTGAAACAGAGATTGTCACTTTCAAAGTGGCCACCGAGGGATTTTTTGTTCTACCCGGTGAAGTTATTGGCTTAGCGGATCCATCTAAAGGAAGTAAGCGCTATGGCGGGCGGGTATTAACTGCCACTGTTTCTGGCATTGCCATTGATGCTCCATTTATCATTGCTTCTGGAGCTACATATCAGGCTTCGGTAATGACACCAAGCGGCACCGTGGAAACCCGCGCAGTTATTACTGCCCCCGGAGAAACATCATCACTCACTTTTTCCTCCCCATTGTCTTCTGTTCCCTTAACAGGCGCACCTTGGGTGCTTCAAGAAAATAACGATGGGGTAAGAAAATTTAGAGTGATGTCTGTCACAGAAGACGAGGGGATTGTGACGGTGCTGGCTTCTTTATATGCAGAAGAAAAGTTTGCTGCAGTGGACAATGACACTATTCTTGGAGAACAGAGAATTTCCATTGCTGGTCCGTCCGTGGTTCCTGCCGTTGCAGGCGGCAGCATTATTTTGGAGGTGCCTGTTTAATGAGCTACAACGAAGCCAGTTGGAACTACCCACAGTATTCCTCCTATTCAATCTTGAATGTGATTAATCCTGCAATTTGCTGGAATCCGCCGCAAAATAATCCTTTCATAGCTGCTTTTGAAGTGGATTACTTGGATACGCTTGATAATCAATGGATTCGCATTGGCACAACTGCGTCTAACTACATTCGCTTTCCATCGACCGTTTATTCAACAAATGGCTCGTACCGCATTAGAATTGCTACAATTGGCGTTAATGGCAGAAAATCTCCATACGCCTATAGCACAGTTGTGCTGGCCAGTCCGTTGGTTTTTGACTTTTCTGCAAGTCAACTTGTCCGCTATTCTGATGGTACGACTGTTCCAAACCAGCGCTATCTATTCTTGATTTTTTGACATGGCCAATCTTTACGGACTTGATGCAGTTGGTAATGCCGCTTATGTAAAGGCAACGGGCACAGGAACCAACGTAGATCCATATTTAGTGCAGAATGATTTGTTTAATCCAGCGCTTAAAAGCGCTATTTTGACTGGCAGTGCAGGCGCCGACGTAATCACGGCAGTAGGTGGTGCAAAATTACGAGTGCTTGCGCTGGCAATTACCGCTTCGTCTGCTTGTACAGTGAAACTGCAACGCGCTGGCACTACTGATATTACGCCTCCGCTTCACATTGCGGCTAATGGTAGCGTCACACTGTCCAACCCTCTTGGACTATTTGAAAGCGGAGTAGGCGAAAAAATTAATGCTGTCCTGTCAGGTGCCGCTACTTATAGCGTACTTCTTACTTATAGGGAAGTTCTCGCATGAGCGTATTTGTTGCTACAAGCTTGGCGCCTCAAATTGACTTGCGCTTATTGCGCAGGGATTATTTTGATGGAGTTAGTTTTTTACTGCAAGATGAAGATGGCGAGCCTTTTAACTTAGAAGAAGTTCAAGTTTGTGCGGCCATTTGGAAGCGCACTGGCGCTACTACTGCGGATCTAGTCACTTCTTTCAACATTGAAGAGCAAGAGCCGCTTCGTAATGGTCAAGTTAGGCTTTGGCTCACTTCATCTCAAACAGCATTAATCTGGGATGCTGCTGCGGACGCTGGACCTGCCAATGTCAGTCAAGCATTTTTCCCTACTGCTTATACCATTGAAAATTCTAGTGATTCCCTATCGGCTTCTCCATTGATTTGGGACATTCGCATTGAAAAGCAAGAATACGTGGCAGATCTTGTCAGTGTTAGCGGTGGCACCTTTATTTCACAAACAAATCACGGACTAGGCGCCACTGAGAGAACCGTGTTTAGTGGCACCACCAGTAGTGGCATTAATTACAATGGCACAAGTGCTCGTATTTATAGCAATTTAACTAATATCACTTACGCTTCTCCTTATTCTTTTACCATCGCCTCCCTGTCTGGAACGACTAACGCCGTTATAGGAGGAAGTGTTTATAGACTAAGGCAAGATACAGTGGCCGCTGGTAGTATTTTTGTTGGCACCACTTTTTCCAATTGTTTTCCTTGAGGAACCATGGCTGAGTTGAAAGAAGGCGTAGCAGTTGTCACGGTAGGACGTACAGCGCCCATTCCTCCTGGCCAGCAAACAATGGCAGTCAGTCTGCCAGTGGTAATTGCTTCTGACCAAACGGCAGTGCCAGTGGAAGTGGCAAACCAGCAAATCAGTGAAGTTAGTCTGAGTTTGCTTGGAGTGCCTCGCGCTGAAGTGGCGCTTGGTATTTTTGCTGATGTTACTACTTATGACATTAATCCAAATGAATGGGCAAGTGAAGGTGGTGGTGCTACTACGCACATTCCAAATGAAAGCGCAGCGAAAGTAACTCTTGGCACCGCCAATACCAATAACTATCAAATTTTAAGCAGCAGACGTTTCTTTCGTTATCAGCCAGGACGAGTTAGTGCTGCCACGTTTGGTGTAAGGAGCACCACTTCTAACGATTCCACTGACATTAAAAAATTTGGCGCATTTGATAAGCGTGATGGTTATTACGTTGAAGTGCAAGGTGGTGGACAAACAGACTCTGCAAGCAAAGAATTTAATTGCTATTGCGTGAGACGCACCAGTGCTTTTGAGAGTAACGAGCCTGGCATTCGCACTCCCAATGTTGTAGATGGAGACATTGGCAACGCTGGTACTGACTTAGTAATTGTTCGCGCTGGTCTTACCTATATTCACGCTGGTTTATTTGATCGCAGCGTAAGAGGATCTGGAGGAGTGAACATTGGTGGCATTGCTTCTTCTGATGGCACGACAAGCGTTTCAGGCTCATTTATTTCAGTAGAAGCGCCTTATCGTTACACCTACGAATATCGAGTGCCTCGTAAATATTTCAGTCATGATCGTCTTGACGGCGAAACTAAAGCTCAATATTATGCAGACAAAACTCCAGGGCGCAGCTCATTTACGCTCTCCATTGGAGGCACTGCATCTAATCCAGTAGTTTCTTATACCAATGGAAGCTCAGTAATTAATATCAACGGTGATATTGTCACTGATACCAGTATTTGGAACATTGACTTTTCAAAAGTGACAATGTTCAAGATTGAATATAGCTGGTATGGCGCAGTGGGCGGCCACTTTTTGGCCTACGTACCTGATGCTACGACGACAGGCGAGGCACGATGGGCGCGAATGCACCATATACGGGCCTCTAACCAGCTTACAAGCCCCAGCCTGGCCAATCCTACGCTCCCCATCTCCTACCTTGCACAAAAGGCTACAAGCGCTAATGAATGCGCCCTCTATAAATACGGGGCCTCTTATTACATTGATGGTGGGGACAAGGGAACTGTCACTGCTCGCTCTGAAAGCAATGCCGTTGATCGCACAGTCACCACTAGCGGCACAATGCTTATCGGCCTACAAGTAAAGGAAAATATCAACTCCATTCGCAATCGTATGCAAGTGTATCCCACTCGTCTAGGGGTAGGAAGTAGTGGAAGGGCAGTGGTTAAATTAATCAAAGGACCAACAGCCACTTCTGGCACCCCATCGTTTACTTCTGCTGGCACTCTCAGTCCAGTGAATTTCACCACTACAAGCGGAGTGGTTTCATTGACGGGCGGCACTAATGTGGCAACATTTTTTGTTGGCGATGGTGGCGTTGATATTGACTTGGCTCCATATTTTGGCTATAACAAAGACTATCTTTCCTACCCATTGACTGCAGTAACTGGCGACACTCTTTATGTGTTTGCACAGGGCATTGGAGCAAGTGCAAACATGAGCGCTTCCCTAACATGGGAAGAGCAAGTGTAGGCACCCATGACAAGTTTTTCTGAATACTATCAAGTGCCTGACGATGCTCAACCCGCAGGCAGTGAGCTTATTGATGCAGAGTTGATTGATTTCTTGACAGGCGATTCATTAATTGACCCGCTAGATCAAGAAGTGCTCACGGGAGATGCCAAAGGCGTTTCGGTGCTTGTTGAAGACGAAGGCTTAACGCCTGTTACCGTGAGAAATTCTACGGGAACAAATGTCCCTGTAAATGTTGTTAATACAACTCAAAGCGAAGTAGAAGTTAGCTTGCTTGGTATTCCTCGCAGTGAAACCGCTTTAGGGCTTTTTGACGCCGTAAATATTTATGGCATTAATGACAAGGAATTTTATGCTGGGCCAATTTCGGCTGGTTATGTCTATGCCAACGACCCTGTTGATTGGACCTTTGCTGACGATTATGGTTATTTTTGGCGGCACATCCAAGCAGAAAGTGCCATCCAAGCATATGCTTTTCCGCCACCATTGAGCTTTACTTATTTAGTGGATGACAACACGGGAAGATTTCCAGGGGGACAGAGCAATGGCAGTATGACTACGTTTTGGGAAAGCAAGCGTGCCTTTCGCTATCAACCAGGAAGGGTGACTGCTTTCACTTTCGGCGTAAGAATGTCAACGGGAAGTGATTACGATGGCGAAGTGGTGCGATGGGGATGCCGAAACAATGTAGGGGATGGTTATTTCTTTCAACTTGATAAAGGCGGTGACTTATATGTGGTGCGCACTTCGCCTGATCTTGGCACGGCAAAAATTGGTCGTGATGATTGGAATGGTGACCCTATTCAGCCAAATGTAGGCAGCACTGGTTGGAACTTAGATTTGTCTCGCGTGACAATGTTTAAGATTGAATTTAGCTGGTACGGTGCTGTTGGCGCTCGTTTCTTAGCTTACGTGCCAATCAATCATGATGAAGCCCGATGGGTGACATTGCATTATTTCTTTGCAGAAAATCAATTTGTATTTCCCAGCCTTCGCAATCCCTTCTTAAAACTTTTTGTGGAGGCTCGCACTACTGCAGGTGCCACATCTCCTGCGTTTATTAATCTATACGGCAGCAGTGTTTACATTGATGGTGGCGATAAGGGTACTGTTACCACTGGAGCAGTAGGCTTGGATGCTTTAAAGCCAATTAATAGCACGCCCAAAAGCATTCTTGGTTTGCAAGTCAAGAGCACTATTAATGGAGTGGCAAATAAGAAGTCTGTGTTTCCAGCTAATTTATCAGTGTTTGCCACAACTGCTACGCGCTTTGATTTGGTTTTTCAAGAAAATGGCATATGCGGAGGAGAAAGTTATTTCTATGGCAACGGCACGTCGCTAACTGCAAATGCTGCTTCTGGAATTACCGTCATCCAAACGGGCGGCAATTCACTGACCACACCATCGGGACAATTTTTCCCTGACATTAGGAATGAGCTTGGAGGAGCTGCTGACTATAGAAGTGGTAGGCGCGTGAAGGTGGTAGGAGCAGGTATTCTCGCCACTCATGTGGCTGCATTGTCTGACGACCTCACTCGCATTACTACGGACAGAGGGCTTCCTGGAGGCATTACAAGCATCACGCTTGGGCGCATGAATAATTATGCCGTAAGTAGCGGATTTGTTGATAGCGGCGTAACGCAGGGCACAATTTTTAGACAATTTAACAGTGGCTATGCGCGTATTGGTTTACTGCCTAACGCATCAGGGCTCACTTATAACCCACTAGTCGATCCCGTGTTATGGGTGGCTTCTGATTATCCAGCGCTTCAGTTCAATCGCGTTGGCCAAGTGGTTGGAGAAAATCGCTATCCAAGTGATTATGTTTGCAATCAAGCTACGGATTTTGCCATTGCCTTTCCAACTAGTGGCACTACTACGATTAGCGCAGCAGGACGCTCAATCACTATTTCAGGCAGTTCACCGTGGCCCATTCGTCTAGTGGTAGAAGCTCATGCTGGCGCTGTAGTGTCAGACGTGGTATTAGCGCAGCAGCCATTAGCAGTGCGTCTCTACCCTGGCAGCGGCGCCACACAGGCCCAAACGTCTTGGCCGCTAAGCAGTGGCTTCACTCAAAATGCAACGGCTGCAGGCGGCACCAATTATGTGGCAAATAAATTTGTTGATAGCCTTGCTGATCCATTAAGTGCAGTGTTGGTAGATAAGCAAGGCTTGCGCGTACTAAGGGGAGGGCAGCGCGTTGCAACTTACTTTGTGGGGAGCGGTGAAAGTCGCTCGTTCGACCTCAGTTCATTGTTTGGCCCTGATAAAATGTTTATAACGGGAAGTCCTGGAAGTATTGAGAGCACAGGCGCACTTTTTGTTGTTGCCACTGCTCGCACTGCATCAGGAGAAGCCAGTGCAAGTCTTAACTGGGAGGAACAGTAATGGCCTTTGTTGGACTTGTAGCAGCACAAAATCTTTCTGATGTAAGTAGCGCAGAGTCAACTTGGGACAATTTAGGGGCAAGTATTAGTTACACATTTAATAATGTAACAACAAGCGGAATTACTATCAAGGGGGCAGACGTTCTTGCAATTACTGGCATTGGCAGGGTCAGCGCAAGAGATCTTTTGCTTTTGCGAGGTCTTACTAGTAATGCACAGGCAAGGCTTAATACAGTTAGTCAGCAAGTAGCATCTGGCATTGTTCTTCAAAACAATGCACTACTGCGTGCGTCTCCATTGTCTGTTGGAGATTATTCGCTTAATGGAAATCTAGCTGTACAGAATTTACGAATCAATGGGGTGGCAGTGCAATCTCTGACCACGGCACCATTTTCTGGCAGCACTGCTTCCACTTCTATATTGCTAGACAATGTAATTATTTCTAGCGGCTTTACGGTTCAAAATACTCTTAGCATTGGCACAGTAGCAGCGCCAGAAGTGGCTATTCCCGTGAGGGACGGCAACTATATTTACTATTTAAAGGCAGGACAATCATGACGCAACAGTTTGGTTTTCGTGCCTCTAGGAATCTGGCAGAAGTTGAAGACAGGGATGATTGCTGGGATAACTTAGGCATTGACAGACGTGATCTAGCTTTGTTGGTGGGCACTAGCGCTGCTGGCGTAACGGAAGGAGATTATTTCAACTGCAAAGATTTAAGCACTTTCCTGGAACCTCAAATTAGTGGGCTCACGGTGGGAGCAGCCTCTGGATTGGTGGCAATGCTTGGCAAGATTAGCAAAAATGGAGACTCTGGGGTTGGCACTCTTTCGGGGACCACTGTTAATAATGATCGCGCTTATTATAATGCAGCATTTAATATACTTTCGGCATCTACTAATAGCTTCTTTTCTCCCACTACAGCATCAGGATATAGCGCTGGCGCTCAATATTTAATTGGCCCTACTTCTATCCCTAATTTAACTATTAGCGGTTTTAATTTTGCGGGAGATACAAAGCAGTGGTCTGATTATTTTGTTAAATACCGCACTCACTTAAGGCTTACGGACAGTGGCGGCACCCCTCGTTTTTCGCCATTGTATTTAGCTCCACCAACGGTTTTGGATTCCAATGTTTTATGGCTTGATTCAGAATTTAGCCAAATTACTTTAGACGGGGCGGGAGTCAGGCAATGGGAAGATGTGTTGCAGCGAGTTAGTGCCTCGCAAACTGAAGCCGCTTATCGCCCTACTGTTATCACAAGCGACATTGACGGCAAGCGTGCTGTTCAGTTTGACGGCAGCAACGACTTCCTTAACATTGGAACAATTGGAGCAACCTTGCCGACAGGGGCCACTCTTGTTGTTGCACTAAGTCTGAGCAATGCTATAACGGCTGGCGATGCCGTCTATTGCATTGTTAGCTCATTGGCTAATATTTCTAGCTCTTGGCGAAGTGGCAGTGGCAATGGTGCATGGGGATTGTTTACCAGTAGCATCATTTCCAATTTCCCCACTGCATTGCCAGTTAATGGAACAGTAATTATGAGCGTAAGGGCAAGCACTGCCTATGGTCTTGAATTTAGGCTTGATGGCGCCAGGCAATCTTTTATTGCCCCTCCATCGTATTCCTACTCCAGCGCAGGTAATTTTGTAATTGGCGTGAGTGACTCAGTAAGTCTCTCCAATGCTTTTCAAGGCAGCATTAGCTCCTTGGCGTTATTCAACGAAATCTTAAGTGATGCCGAGTTGTTTTCGCAGGAAGAGTATTTAAGATGGAGATATGGCTTTGTCTTTAATCCAGATGCGGCTAACTTATCGTTTACAAAAGTAATTCATGACGAAAGAGTGAACCAATTTAGGCTTGAAGACGATTCTATTGTGGAGGCTGGTTAATCATGACTCGCGGGCTTGTTCGGAAGAATAATTTAAGGGATTTAACCAATCCAGAACGCGCAAGGATTAATCTTGGCCTGCAAAGCAGTGATTACAGCCGAATCAAGGGACTCTTTCTTTCGTCTGGTTTGACTAATTTAGACGTACAAAAAATTGCAAATTCTTCTACTAATTTTCAGGACCAAGTAGATTCTTCAACGGCACTGCTTTCAACGATCACGCCTGTTCTGTATGCAGACAAAGCAGGCGACACCTTAACTGGCACCTGGACTAACAGTGGCAAGATTGGGGCCAGTGGCGTTATTGTTAGTGGCATCGTTCTTTCGGGAAGCACTGACGCATTATTTTCACGCTCTTTGCCATTGTCCTCTCTTCAAATTGAGACAGCTTCTGGCGTAGTAATGCCAAGTGGCTTGATTGTCAACAATGTCACCAGCAGCGGAAACGTCGTGGTTGCGTCTGGAAAAGTGGCTAGCGTGACAATGGGAATAAGCATAAGGGGAGTGCCTTATAAAATTGATTTAGCCTAAACGTTGGTAGACTATGATTAATTACTGCTTAGATTGCGATTGTGACTAAAA